CAGGCGGTGATGGCGCTGTTGGTATAATAATAATATATGAGTACACATAATGACAGTTACAACAACCACAACCACTAATAATTATTCAGGTGACGGCAGCACTACTGAGTTTTCATTTACCTTTGAAATACTTACAGATGTTGACATAAAAGTTATTGTTGTTACGGACTCGACTGGTGCTGAGTCTGTTAAAACACTTAGCGCAGACTACACAGTAACTGGCGCTGCTTTACCAGCAGGAGGTACAGTTACATTTACAACTGCTCCTGCAAGTGGCGAGACTGTATTCTTACTGCGTAATATGACCATTACACAGCCAACAGATTACACGGCTAATGACCCATTCCCAGCAGAGACACATGAGAATGCACTAGACCGCATGGCCTTGCAGATACAGCAAGTAAACCAGAAACTAAGTAAAGCATTAACAAGGCCCGACTCGGATGGCGCATCCACTGACCTACCACATAACTTAGATTTAAAAGGTAAAGTGCTAAAGTTCAACGACACAACTGGCGCTCCAGAAGGCACTGACCTTATCACAGGTCCTACTGGCCCAACAGGACCCACAGGACCAACAGGACCAACAGGTCCTGCTGGCCCAACTGGTCCGACAGGTGCAACAGGCCCTACTGGTGCAACTGGACCAACTGGCCCAACAGGAGCAGACTCAACAGTAGCTGGCCCGACTGGGCCTACTGGACCAACAGGGCCTACTGGCCCACAAGGAACACAAGGCGATACTGGCCCTACAGGTCCTGCTGGACCTACAGGCAGCACTGGGCCAACTGGCCCAACAGGCAGCACTGGCCCTACAGGGCCTACAGGTCCTGACGGTAATTTTGGTGGGGCTACATTTGATTATACATTCGACACCACCACAACAGATGCCGACCCTGGCGCTGGTAAAATTAGATTTAATAATGCAAATATTTCATCTGCTACAGAAATGTACATTGATGATACAGACGATAATAGCACAGACATACAGCCATTTTTAAGAACGATTGATGATAGCACCAGCACAATTAAAGGTCACTTTAGAGTTTCTAATAGATTAAATGCAGATGATTTTGCGTTGCTAACAATAAGTGGTATTACAGAAAATACAGGTTACTTTACTGTTACTTGTTCTTATGTGAGTGGCTCTGCTACATCATTTACTAATGCAGAAGATATTATCATTACCTTTGCAAGAACTGGTGATAAAGGTGACACTGGCCCAACAGGGCCAACTGGCCCTATAGGCCCAACTGGATTAACAGGACCGACAGGGCCAACTGGTCCTACAGGGCCACAAGGTATTCAAGGCGTAACAGGTGACACAGGGCCGACAGGACCAACTGGTCCGAATGGTCCGACAGGACCTACAGGTTCTGCCGCAACTATTGCAGTAGGCACAACAACAACTAGCCCTGCTGGTGGTAATGCAAGCGTAACAAACTCAGGCAGTTCCTCTGCTGCTACTTTTGATTTTACAATACCTACTGGGCCTACAGGGCCTACAGGGTCAACTGGTCCTACAGGTCCTACTGGGCCAACAGGACCCACTGGCGCAGATTCAACTGTAGCTGGACCGCCTGGCCCTACTGGACCCACTGGCGCAACAGGACCGACTGGTGCAACAGGTCCTACAGGACCTACAGGACCTACAGGTGATGGCTTTACAGGTGGCTCTTACAGCGCACCAACAGGTGTTGTAACATTTACCTCAGATGATGGTCTAGGATTTTCTACTGGTGATTTAAGAGGGGCAACAGGCCCAACTGGGCCTACTGGACCGACAGGACCGACAGGGCCTACAGGTGCTGATTCGACTGTTGCTGGACCTACAGGCCCTACTGGCCCAACTGGGCCTACTGGCCCTGCTGGGTCAGATGGGGCAACTGGTCCGAATGGTCCGACAGGGCCGACAGGTCCAACAGGCCCTGCTGGCGCTGACTCAACAGTGGCTGGGCCAACAGGACCAACAGGACCCACAGGCCCTGCTGGGGCAGCAGGACCTACTGGCCCTACAGGGCCAACTGGTCCTACAGGAGATGGCTTCACAGGTGGCAGTTATTCTGCTCCTACAGGGGTGGTTACGTTTACATCAGATGACGGACTTGGGTTTTCCACTGGCGATTTAAGAGGGGCAACAGGTCCTACAGGTCCAACAGGACCAACAGGTCCTGCTGGCTCAGATGGGGCAACAGGCCCAGCAGGGCCTACAGGGACGACAGGACCAACTGGCCCTACTGGTCCTACTGGTCCTGCTGGCGCTGATAGCACAGTAGCTGGGCCTACAGGACCTACAGGGCCAACTGGCTCAACAGGACCAACAGGTCCTACAGGTCCTGCTGGGGCAGATGGCGTTGGCGCTGGTATAGTAAATATACAAATATTCACATCTTCTGGTACATATACTCCACATGCTGATGCCACTAAAGCAATTGTTGAAGCTCAAGGGGCAGGAGGCGGTGGTGGTGGAGCAGACTCGGATAGCAGCGCACAGGCTGGTGTTGGAGCAGGAGGTAATGCAGGGGGTTATATAAAGTCAAACCTTATAGACGTATCTGGTGGAAGTTACACTTCAACAATCACTATAGGCTCTGGCGGTGCTGGTGGGGGAAATGCTGATGGAGTCGCAGGAGGAAATAGCGTTTACAATGATGGCACAATATCACTTACATCCGTTGGTGGTGCAGGAGGGATAAGATACCAAGACCTTACCGCCCCAAATTCTGCACAAGCAAGTGTATCAGCATCTAACACGGTATCAGGCCATACCCCTATTTCAAATATAGGTTCTAACTCAGGTGATAATGGGATTGTTATGGAATCAAGTGGAGGAGATAATAGAGCAACAGGAGGTTCGGGGGCTGATTCTTTCCTAGGTTATGGTGGAAGAGGTGGTAGCACCACACTTGGGACTAGTGGATATTCTGGTGGTGATGGTGTAGGGTTTGGCTCTGGAGGCGGTGGAGCTGCTGTGGTAGATTCAATATCAGGCGGCCTTTACCCAGGTGGCGATGGAGCTGATGGCCAAATAATTATATATGAATATGCGTAAATAAAAAAATCAAAGAGGTTATTTAATGAGACAAAGCTGGCAAATGTGGTCTGGAGGTGTTTCTAAAAGCACCCTTGGGCTTATAAACAAAGAGGCTTCATTAGCCCCATTTCAAGAAGCGACAATATTTTCAGAAGCCAAAAAAAACAGTAAAATCAGGCGCTCAAATATTAAATGGCTAACCCACAACAATGTTATCCGTGATGTATTGTGGTCTTACATACAAGAAGCAAATAGAAATGCATTTGGGTTTGATATAACCAACGTAGGCGATATTCAATACACAGAATACGATGAATCTGACAAAGGCCATTACGACTGGCATCACGACATACATTGGAGTCAAGACAAAGCGTATGACAGAAAGTTATCTATAACTATTCAGCTATCAGATAGCTCTGACTATAAAGGTGGTAGCTTTGAATTTTGTGAAGTGCCAAGCCCTGATGCCGATACTTCTAAGAAACTCGGAACTGTGTTAGTATTTCCATCATATCTACAACATAGAGTAACACCAGTTACAAAAGGCAAAAGAATTAGTTTAGTCGGATGGTTTGAAGGCCCAAGATGGAAATAGACGCAATGCTATTCTGGAATATAATACTCACAGTCGTTATTGCGCCTGTGTTCTGGGCATTTCGTCAGATGTTTGCAGAAGTGAAGCGTTTGCAAATATTACTTAATAAAACCAGAGAAGACTATGCGACTAAGTCAGAGTTGCGTGATGATATGCGTCAGGTGATGGAAGCATTACATCGCCTTGAAGACAAGCTAGACAAAGCATTGAGTAAGTAGATGGTTGACCCAGTATCAGCCATGGCTATCGCTGGTACAGCGTTTAATGCATTAAAAAAAGGCGTGTCTATAGGCAGAGATATAGAGTCTATGGGCAAGGACTTGTCTAGATGGATGTCCGCTGTAAGTGACGTAGACCGCGCCCATCACGAAGCCAAAAACCCACCGATATTTAAAAAGTTATTTAATGGCACTTCTGTAGAACAAGAAGCTATACAATTATTTACACAGAAGAAGCAGTTAGAAAATCAAAGAGATGAATTGCGTAAGTTGATAAGCAGTATGTGTGGCCCTTCTGCTTGGCAAGAGCTAGTCAAGATGGAAAGAGACATACGCAAACAGCGCAAAGAAACTTTGTACAAGCAGCGCGAAGCTAGGCAACGCTTTATAGAGACAGTAGCTATAATATTTTTAGTGATTGTTACCTGTGGATTTGGTATTCTATTATTATTCTTGTTTACTAGCAAAGGCGCATATTGATGTTTCAGCTATTAAGCCCTATAATCAGCCTCGGCAGTTCATACCTTGAAGGGCAAGTTACCAAGCAAAAAGCGAAGGCAACATTAGTCCAGACCGAAGCTGAAGCCAAAGCCGAAATAATGAAAACAGCAGCGACCCATGATAGCAAGTGGGAGCTGATTATGGCTGAGTCTACACAGAACTCATGGAAGGATGAGCTTGTTACAATAGTTGTTCTAATACCTGTTGTATTAGTGTTCATTCCTGGTATGGAGAAAGTAGTAGAAAATGGTTTCAACCGTCTTAGTGAGTTACCTGATTGGTATCAGTATCTTGTTTTTTTGGTGTGCAGTGCTGCACTTGGCATTAAGGGCCTTGATAAATTTAGAGGCAAAAAATGATTGCGACAAAGTTCTTAGAATGGAAAATATTACCACGGTTTATGATGCTCGTTATGACTGTTATGTACATCCGAGTGATAGAATGGTTCATGAATATCCCGATGGATATTGTTACACCAGAGGCTACAGCTCTTACCGCTACAGTGACAGGCGCAATGACAGGGGCTTTTGGTCTTTGGCTGGGTAGTGAGGCAAAGAGATGAAAAAGAAATCTACTGTAAATAAGGCTGGTAACTATACCAAACCCACTATGAGAAAGCGTTTATTCCAGCAGATAAAGTCTGGTGGTAAGGGCGGTAAGCCTGGTCAGTGGTCAGCTCGTAAAGCCCAGATGCTTGCAAAGCAATACAATTCTAAGGGCGGTGGGTACAGATAATGGCACTAAAGAAATCACAAAGAAGCCTCAAGCAATGGACGAAACAGAAGTGGAGAACTAAAAGTGGCAAGAAATCCAGTGAGACTGGAGAACGGTATTTACCGTCAGCAGCTATCAAGAGCCTCTCGTCGAAGGAGTACGCAGCCACCACGGCAGCTAAGCGAAGAGGAACTAAAAAAGGTAAACAGTTTGTATCCCAGCCCAAAAAAATAGCAAAGAAAACACGTAAATATAGAAAGGTCACATAATGCCAGGTTCAAAATATTCACCAAAACAAAAGAAAATAGCTAAAGCAGCATCACCTCGTAACAAGATTACTGGTGCAGACTTCAAGGCTATGAAGAAAAAGAAAAAGAAATGAACATAGACCAACTACGAAAAGAGTTAGCCGAGGATGAAGGGTGTGTATTTGAAATATACCTTGACCATCTGGGCTACCCTACTTTTGGTATTGGTCATCTTATTCGTGCATCAGACCCCGAAAACGGACAGCCTGTTGGAACATCAGTCTCAGAAGACAGAGTTAAACAAGCCTTTGAAGCAGATATCGAAACAGTGCTTGAGGATTGTACAAGACTCTACGACAATTTCTACCTATTACCTGAAGAAGTGCAGTTAATCATTGCTAATATGATGTTTAATCTTGGCTATCCTAGACTATCTAAGTTCAAGGGCATGAGAGCTAGCGTAGATGCAAAGGATTGGAATGGTGCTGCTGATGAGATGGTTGATAGCCGTTGGTATAAACAGGTAACTAACAGAGCTGAACGGCTAGTAGAGAGAATGAGGCAAGTAGATGGCTAAAGGAGATAAACAGCCACCAAAGACCAAAAAGTATTTTCGCTCTACAAAAAGTGGGGCTGGAATGACTAAGGCTGGTGTCGCTCGTTACAGAAGAGAAAACCCTGGGAGTAAGTTAAAGACTGCTGTTACAGGTAAAGTAAAGAAGGGTAGTAAGGACGCTAAAAGACGTAAATCATATTGTGCTAGGTCTGCTGGTCAAATGAAGAAGTTTCCAAAGGCAGCCAAAGACCCTAACTCACGCTTACGGCAAGCAAGGAAAAGATGGAAATGTTAGGATAGCTTCATAGTGAATATGCCTTCGGGTAAAACCCTGACTTGGAATTGGGAATTATTAGGCCCTCTTTTTTTCACATAGTA